TTTCAGAATCTACCGCTAGACTTTCCACGGTCGGGCGGTAGAACGTAACAAGGTGGAAAACTGCCATCACAGGAAGACAGCCCGTCATAGACGGCTTATTACGCTCTACCATTGAGAGAATGATTGGATTTATATGTAAAACAAAATCCGCATATTCTTTTGGTGTGCGAATGTTACGAACAAAAAAAGCACGGTTCTGTGGCGTGCTGTCGTTCGCCTGTGATAAATAGTTCAGCTTTCCACGGCTGGCAATCACTTTTTCTGATTGCTTGTTCATGATGCCAAAATTAACTGTGGTTTGTAAAGCGATTTCAAGCAAAAATAGCTTGAAAAATATTTCATGTTGATTAAAATGTTTATGATTTAAATTCATGGTTGTTATTTCCATATTTTTAAATGACCTTAACGTATTGATAAAAATTACCTTTAGAAGGTTTAAACGCCGCATTGGATAGCCTTGCGGCGTTTTTCTTTCCTATTCAAACCGTGAATAGGCTTGCTTTTCTTCAACCGCTGAAAGCTCGCCCCCTTTAACTTTGTAAATTGCAATCACCTCTTTTAATTGTTTAGTATTTGCAACTTCATAACGGTAATATTGACCTGCTCCATCCAAGGTCTTTTCTGTTGTACGCTTTAATTTTTCGCTTAAATATTCTCGCTCTAGCTCACTTATATAATTACGTGCGGAAGTCATCCCCATTGCGTAACCATCAATTCCGCTAATACTTGAATTTATTAAGCGATGAAGAACTTTTAAAAATTGAATTGGTTTTTTTATTTCGCCCATATTCCACCACCTTAAGCCCGTGCGGCTTTTTGCTCTTCAATCCATTGATTTACTTCTTCTACATCCCATAAAACAAAGGTTTGTGAAAGCCGAATAGGTTGTGGAAATTTTTTTTCTTTAACCAAACAATTTAGTTTTGTGCGCTGGAATCCAACAATGCGGCAAACGGTTTTACCAGGAATTAATTTTTGTGATTGGATTTGAGATTGTTCCATAAAAAAATACCTCACGTTAGTTTAAATACGTGGAATAAAGCCTTATTCCGTTAGATTGTTCGAACGATAGGTATTTTTTGAAAATTTGCGTTTTAATTCAATTAATTAGATTCTTAATAAGAAAAAATGGCTTAAATCGAAAGAAAACGCCTCTTAAATCGAAAGATTAAGAGGCTTTTATAGGAAACTATGATTTTTTAGGCGGGAAAATTGCTTTTATAATATCGTTTGATTCATCAATTAACTTGTAAAAAGTATCAGCAGAAATATCGGTATTTCTAATTTCTAAGGATTTTAGATCTGCATTAATTACATCAAACAATTTATTTCTACTTTTTATGTCTGAATAACATCTTTTCACCAATAACGCGAATAGTTGCTTTTGTGGAGAGCTTATTCTACCTTTTGGGTTTGTTAAGCTAAGGGAGTCTATTATCTTTTGCTTTTCTTCGATCTCTTTTTTTAATCTTTCAATTTCTTTTTTAGGATCATTAGTTAATCTACTATCTAATCCAACGAAATCCATTAAGTCATCATGTAAAATTAAAATGTCATCAATACTTATAGGTAACTCACAATACTTATTTTCCGGAGACAACATAAAACTAAAATAAGCATCACTATGCTCGGTTATTTCAAATTCATTATATCCCTTCTTATAAATAACGTTAGAATTCAAGATCTCTTGTAAGTCTTGCCCGTAATCACTTGGATCAACTCTAAAATATCCAGCAAACTCAAACTCATTAATAGGACTTAGTTTTCTTAAATCATCATCTACATTTTTACCTATTAAAATATTTTGTAGTGGATATTTTGTCATTCTTTTAGTTTTAGGTATAGAAAACCAAGTACCTAAATATTCATTTGCCATAGCATAAACGGTACCAAAATGAATCTCTTTTTCTACATTTAAATTGTTATTTCCTATAATTTTTACATTGTTATCTAACAACCATAATTCGGTTAATTCTTTTTTATTTATCCCTGAAATAGTAAAATAGTTTCCCCTGACAGAATTATAAAAATCCCGTCCACCCTTTATAAAAACTACAGTTTTTAAATTTCCTTCCTTAGCGTGATAAAGCAAATATTCCTTATCTATTCTATCCTCATTGTGAAATTTTCTTAGATACTCTAAGGCTTGATTTAGTGTATATTCTTTCCTTGGTGGTAAATTTAGCATAAACGCCCCTTTCGCATTTATCCTTATAGAGAAGAGCGCACCAACAAAGTAAGGTTCTTTGCTTTCGGGGATCAGCCTAGATGCGCTTTATTTGGTTATTCAGCTAATGTAATAGATTCAATTTCCCATCTATTGCCTTTATAATTTTTTTGCAGAAATTTTACAGCTTTCGTTCTAGCGTCTGTTTTATCTACCGCATCTATAGAAATGGTATCGCTATCTACTTCATTTCCCATACTATCTATTACAAAAAAACTAAGTATATACTCTTTATTTTCCATATCTGGCCTTATTTTTTATACTCACGGAGATATTAGTTAGCATAGTTTCTTTATTCCGATTGCTACTACTAATTATTGTTCCGGGAATGAATGATTTACTTTCTTATTGTTTTTTCAAAAGCTGTTGAATGATTGGGCGTTGTAACTCTTGTTTAGACCATTCAGCTAATTTTGTCGTTTTATCTTGTTCTATACGTTTTTGTTCTGCTCTTAATTTATAAAGTTGATAACAAAAATATGTAATAGCTAATATTGCACCGATCAATATAGGTAATTTTAAGATTGGCCAAAAAAAGTAACCTAACAGGATTACAAAAAGGCATATTGCTAAAAAGAGTAAAAAATCTAAAGCAGAAAACACAAAGGAATCAAATGCAGCCAAGACAGATTTAATCATATTAACCCCTTTTAATATTTTGATTATTTATTGTTCTATTTTATCAAAGTTTAAATGCGGTAAGCTACGTTTATTTCTTATTTTTACGCTTAGATTATAATAACTTCGCTACAAAATTGTAGTACGTACCCTAAAGCCTTTTTTAGGGAAAATTTTAAAAATTAGCAATTTGATAATATGTTCGTGCGATGTAATCACGTATAAAAAAATCCCCACGTTGTGAAACGTAGGGATTTATTTTATCTTCTTTTCGCAATTCTTCTTTCGGCCCTCTTCATATCTTCAAGATTTTTGTGCGCAATATGGTAAATTGTTTCTAACACTTCCATATTAGGACTATTCTGTCTGCTATCTATTTCACGTTTTGCAGCATTACATTTACACCTTAAAGCATAAATAACTTCTTCTATTGGATAAGGTTCATTGTCATCATATAAGCTAATAAAAGTGAAAAGTGCGGTAGATTTCTTATAGTGTTTCACTGCCGCTATTAGTAAGTTCTGTTTTGCCTCTTTACATCTAATCATATATCCAACCCATTAAATTCTTCTAATGCCTGTTTGTGTTCTTCTGATAACTCAAAAATCAGATCGCCATATTCAAGTTGATAAGTTCCGAAAGACATCAGGAACGCTACGGCAGAGTCTATTTTGTTTGCGGCTTTCTTCTTGTTCGGTTTAATATTGGCGTTCGCGTCTGTTTCCATAACTACATTTGATAAAGCCCACGCAAGCACCGGATCGCCATTGTGTTCTATCATCTGTCTGTTTATTAAAACTTCCGCACTTTTTGCCACTGGGCTAAATCGTTGGTATGTTTGCGGGAATGGCTCTACTTCAAGCCCAGCCGCTTGTAATTGTGTTCGTAAATGGGTTGCGTTCCATACATCAAAGCCAATCATTTGTATATCAAACCGTTCAGCATCTTTCAGAATATCGTCTCTGATTTTGTCGTAGTCGATGCAATCCCCTTCCGTTGCTATTAGCCAACCACTGCGCACCCAGTTTCGATACATTGCGCGGTTTTTATTTGCCACGTTGTTAAGCTGAAATTCTGGAATGTAGTGTCGTGTAAGCAAGCGCACTTTGTTTCCGTGTGGGAATGTATAACAAAGGCTTGTTAAGTCGTTGGTACTTGATAAATCCAGCCCTAAATAGCAATCTTGATGAAGTAAATCGCTTTCAGTGTACTTCCGTTCGCATTGCGCCCAGTTTCCATCACCTAGCCACGGCGTAGAGCCTTGGCACCATACATTAAAGCGCTTAGTTAGCATTTCTACCCATTCGGAAGGAATCCCCCTAGCCTTCTTGATAGTGTTCTCAAAATCAAGGTAAGGAATGGATTTACCTATATTCGGATTTGCTTTTATCCAGTTCTCTTGATTGTCGATTTCGTTTTCTTCGTCTAACTCAAAAATCAATACAAATAAGCTGTCGTTCTGCTCATTTCCTTCAAGGATTTGAGCGCAATAATCATAATGCTGTTTACAGGCTGAAATAACGTTACTTCCGGCTGTTGTAATAGCAAAGAGTAAACCTTCAGGGCGTGCGCCTTGCCCTAGCTCTAACGCGCTATATACGCTGTTGTCTGCGTGTAGGTGATATTCATCTACAATAGCTAAACTAGGGTTAGTTCCTTCAATCGTTGAAGATTTAGCGGCAAGTGGTCGCATAATGCTATTGTTCTTCGGATTGATTAGCTTGTGTTGTTGAATGTTAAGGCGTTTTTTCAATGGAGCTGAAAGTAAGCACATTTGACGAGCATCATCAAAAACAATCCTGGCTTGATCTCGGCTAACGGCTGCGGTGTATATATCCTGTTGTCCGCCTTCCATCACTAGAAACCAATTAGCTAAAATGGCTGCTATTGTTGATTTTGCGTTCTTTCTTGCTACTTGAACGTAAGCGGAGCGATATTTTCTTAATCCTGTGTCTTTACGCTTAAAGCCTAGAATGTTGGCAAAGAGAAAGACTTGCCAATCCGAAAGAATAATAGGCTGTCCGCGTAAGTGTCCTTTAACGTGCGGGCATAGTTTCGAGAAAGCTAAAAACTTATTAACTGCTCCATCATCAAAGAAATAATCGGAATTGTTTAAATCGTTAAAATAACGCTCTACGGCTTGTTTTATCTTCTTACAAGCCACTAACTCACCCGATTTGATTTTCTCTGCGTATGCGTGCCATATTTCCATATTTCGCCTACATAGTTAGGATTTCATCTAAGATATCGTTTTCATCTACTTCAATAGGATTTTTTCTGCGGCTTACAGGGTCGAAACCTAGCAATGATGACATCTTAATCATCACTTTTTCGGCATCTGCTTTCGCTGACAAAGCTGGATTTCTTGATTGAGTGCCTTGACTATTAACAATAATGAATCCATTTTTGGCTAAATCTGCTACGGAATGACGCCAAATTGCGTAGTTTTCGCAATAAATTTCAAGGTTCGTTAAATCTTCTGCTTTAATATCGCCACGCTCTGAAAGTTGTTTAATTCGGCTTTTCCATTGGGTTTTAGCGATACCATCTAAAAAATCAGGGGTTTTATAATTTCTTCTCTTACTCATACATTTCCTTATTTTCAAAAAAATTGCCTTGCGTAAAAATTGAGTTGGGAGGGCGGTTCTGACGGCTTGAGCCTTTCTTTTTTAAACTCCCCCACCCGTCTAATCATTCTTTTTTCGCTCCATATCCACGTTGGTCTATTACTCGTGTTTTGTAACTGTGACAATTTCGGCATAAAGCTTGATGATTAGATTCAACCCAGAATAGAGGGTCTGCCTGTCCGTTCTCTACTGGCTTAATATGGTCTATTACCGTTGCGGGTGTATAGATTCCTTTCTCTAAACACATTACACAAAGCGGATGAAAGCGTAAGTATTGCGCGCGGTACTTGCTCCACTTATGGTCATATCCTCGCGCGCTACTGCTTGCTCTTGTGTCTTTTGGCTTATGTTCTTCGCATCTACCGGACTTAACTTTGTTTTTACAGTTAGGATAGCTGCATCGTCTTAGTGGTTGATATGGCATATCGGTTACTAAATTCTTAGTAAGCGCAAGGCTCACGGTAAACATCCCATAGAGATTTAACAGTCATAGGGATAAGTGTTTGTTGCGCGTCCGTTGTTATTTCTCGGTTACTGTATAAATGCCCGATATACATTAAGCAGCCCACTTTTATAGCTGGGGTAAAAGGAACGGTGTTTTCTGTTTCTTCATCACCAAAAGTTTTGCCTATATGCTTTTGGCATACTTCAAAGGCTGCTACCTTATAGCTTTCGATTAAGTCATCATCTAAATCATGATCTACATTTAAATGCTGCTTAATTTCTTCAAGCGTTAAATCAGTTTTTTCCATTGCTTACCTCTTTACAAATAAGTTGTAATTCCCTGTGTGATTCCTTGCTATCAATGATGCTGGTTATTTCTAAGTTACGATTACCGTATTTCACGCGCATTGTGTTATCCACATTCGCTCCGTATCTAATACGGATTCGCACAATGTTTTCATTCGTTACGCTTGCGCTAGCAAAGAACTCTCTACCCTGTAACGGTTCAACCGCTGCGCGTATATTCGCAACGGTTTTCCACTTACTTACAAATCCGCCATAATCATTAGTTTCATTTACTTGTTTTTGTAAACTTATCGCCTTGTTATATTTACCGGCTCTAATCATTCTAGGCATCGTTCACCTCGTTTTCGTTTACGCTATCATTGCGTTTAACTTCTACGGTTTGTTTCCATGCTTGGCTGAATTCATCACCGCCAGCATAAGGCGGCAAGCCTTCACGTCTGCGAACTTCATTAGGTGACATTACGCCCGCTTTAATCGCCACATCGTAACTATTGAAACGTTCGTTTTGACTGGTGCGGAGTAAGTCGCTTGTGTCAAATTCGATTAAGTGCCGTTTCTTGCTACTGCTCGTTAAGTCAATCATTAAGGCATCTTTAAGCTGTTGTTCAAAGTTAGTTAGCCATGGGCGCAAGGTTTGTGATAAGAACGCTCTACTGGCCTCACTGAAATTCGCATAACTACTATTGGAATAATCTTGTAGGAAAATCGGGCTTATGTTGTAGATTCGGGCTATATCAGAAATTGTGAAGGTTCGACTTTGTAACCATTCGGCATCTTGGTTTGTCATGCCTAATTGTTTGTATTCCATTGAGCCTTCAAGGATTGGTGTTTTCCCCGCGTTCTTCGCGCCTTTGTAACGCTCTAAGGCTTTCACTGCTTTCTGTGCTTTCGCATCGTCTAACCATTCGGCCGTTGAGATTAATCCGCTGGCCATCAATCCGTTTTTCATGATTGCTGCGCCATGTCGTTGTTGTGCTAAACCTAGCCCGATAGTTTCGCGGCAAACAGTCACAGGTGAACGCCCCATAAATCCATCAAGGGAACTATGGCGTAAGTGTAAGATTTCATCTTGAAGGTAGTTTCTAGTAACTCCGTTTAAGTCCGTTACTTGGTAAATGTGTTCGCCTGTTACTTTACGGAAGATATTTACTGCACTCGGCTGGTAAGGTGTAAGGCTTACAGGTTCACCCTTGTTATTCCACTCAATCACTGCGTAAGCATTACCAGTTAGCAAACAATGGCGCATCATCGTATATTTGAACTGGTAAGGCGTTTGATTTCGGTTAGGCATTTCATTTAAAAGATATTCAACCGGATGACGGTAGATTCTTTCTCGCCCATCTTCTTTCAGTGCGTAAAGATAACAAGGCATAGATGCTACCGATTCGGCAATCACTGTTACTGCGTTCATAACCGCTGGTAGAGCCTCTGCCGTTTGTGGGCTGACATATTCGCCCGCACCTGTATTGTTTACGCCCATGTAAGATAGGAATTCATCAATAGTGATTGGCTCGCTGCGTTGTTCTTTTCGTCTAAAAGGATTCCACATATTAAGCCCCCATTACATCAAGCCAGCGTTTTAAGATAGTGTTTGATTTACCCTGTGTTTGTTCTTTTGCTGCGACCATTGAGCGTTTAGCGATTTCTACGCTGCTTTCCGGATAGGCTGGAATACTTGTTACTGTCACCTCAAAGAGATCTGCTTTAATTACATTTCTTTGATAAGGCTCTACATCAAAATTCCATTCTTCTTTAATCGCTCTGAATCCGAAAGACATCCCTGTAATATCACCGCGGGAAACGCTAACTAATAAATCTTTTCCGATTGTTGTATCGGGCGGAGTTAGTTCAAAGCGTAAGCCGATTGAATCTTCTTCTAGCTTTAATGTTCCCGCACTTGTTCGACCTAGTAATTTGGTGTAGTCATGTTCAAAGAGTGCGCGTACATCTTCGCCACTTGCTAGGCTGTCACTGAAAGCTTTAGGCGCAAAGGATTCCACAAAATCACAGTAAAGCACTTGTGAAGGGCTATTCCATTTCACCGCATAACCGACTAGCTTTTGATTTTCTTCATCGGCTGAAAGTGTTGCGGAGCGGATTTCAAATTCTTTATTCATATTTCACCTATTAAGCAAAAAAAGGGGCTTTCGCCCCTCTATGATTTATGCTGTTGTCTCAATCACTTTGATAGCGTTTGAATCTACTACGCCACCGCCTAAATATTTATCGGTGTGTACTTTATAGAATCCCGGTTCGGTTAAGTTGTCCGGACGGGTTCGCACGCCTGTTTCGTGGTCGATAATGAAATATCCGCGCTTGAAGTCACCGAAGGCAATTACTGCTTTGTTTGCTCCGCCTGTCGGCATTGTTTCTAAGAAGTGGACTGGGCGACCTAATAATGTTGCTGGGGCATCGGCTGTTAAACCATCGCGCCAGATATAATCGCCGTTTTTGTTTTTAAGTTTTTGTAATGCTGCTGCAATCGTTGATGACATCACCCAAACCGCATTTTTACGGTATTTACTATGAAGGGTATAGAACGCATCGATTAAAGTATCTGCATCAATCTTCGCTACGCCTGCTACTTCAATTTTTTGAAGTTTGCCAAATTGGCGTACTTTGTCATCTTCGGTTGTGCGTTGGTAGGTTAAGAAGCCTTTTGATTTTTTGTTACCATCACCGGAAGTTAAATCTGTTTCTTCTGTTTCTGTGAAGGTTTCAGAAATTTCATCAGTTAGCCAACCTAAAACATCAATGCTTGAGAAGTCTAAGATTTCTTGTGTAGTCTTAGGATAAGCATAGATTGAATTTAAAGCGATTGTTACTTCATGAAGTTTAGGGCTTGCTGTGCCGTTGCGTGCTGTGCCTTCTGTTCCGTGTTCTACTGCTGCACCGCCAGCCGATACTAATTTTTTGTATTCTTTAGCTCCAACCGGTAAGCGTACTACGTTACAAAGTTGGCGCATTACGCTATCGTCTGTTAAGCGTTTCATTACATCTTTGTCTAACTGTGGGATAACTGAATATCCGCCATCTTCACCGTTAGCCGTAGTTAAATTGCGAAGTTCACCAGTTTTCACATAATGGCGTAACTCATCATTTGAAAGTTGTTTCATGTTGCGTTGTTCTACCTGTTTAGTTTGAGCATCTAGGTTACGTTCTTCATCTGCTACGGTTTCGTACTTGCTGATTTCATCTGTCATCTGTTTGACTAAATCTTTCAGCTTTTCAAAATCTACTGATTCAGATTCATTCAATGAACGATTTTCTTTTTCTGCTTTTTCAAGCATTGAACGCATTTCTGCGACTTTTTCCGCCTTTTGTTGGCGTAACTCAATTAGTTTTTTAAACATATTCATCTATTCCTTATGAGATTTCTTTGTCTAAATTTAGACGACTTTTATTAAGTCAAAATATAATATATAGTGTTTTGTTTATTAAATAAACACATTATTTTTCAATAGTTTAGTTACGTTTAGATACGATAAGTTAAGATTGTTTGATTGCTTAATTTTTGAACAGATAGAGAGTAAATATTCTGTATTGAGATATCTTTTTTTGATTGGTGAACAAAGGTGAACAATGGTGAACAGTTGGTGAACAATAGAAAAGAATATAACTATATAATAAATAAAGAGTTTTAAGGATTGGTGAACAAGGTGAACAGTTTTTCTATAAAATTTTTAACACAGGGCTTATTAGTGGTATTATGGCATCAGAAACTATCATTGATTTGTGGTGAATTTGAATTTTAGTAACAAGCTTAGTAACAAGATTTTAGACTTTGAAAAATAAACATTAAAAATCAATATTCTACAAGTGAATTCGGGTTCAGCTAGT